AGAAGAGGAATAAGATACCTACTATTACGGAGATCAAGTCTTATCTTATTACTGATGATATGAAAGAGTCTTTCAAAGGGCTAGTCAAGTCATTTTCAGATATTGATAAGCATCTTGATAACGATGAGTTATATGAGAATACAGAGCGATTCTTAAAAGAGAAAGCTGTATACTATACAATGCTAAATGTAGCAGAAGATGTTGCATCTGGTGAAGTAGATACTTCGAATGTATTAGATAAGTTTGAGAAGAGTTGCAACATTAGTCTTGTTACTGATTTGGGGTTAGATGTGCATGGTGATATCGATCATATTATCGAAGACATGAATACTGTTCAAGATAAGATACCCTCTACTTGGGAATGGCTTGATGATGCTTTAGATGGTGGCTTCTTGCAAGCAGGTAAGTCATTGTATGTCTTTGCTGGTGAGACTAATATTGGTAAGTCTATCTTTCTTGGTAATGTTGCTGCTAATATTGCAAGTCAAGGTAAGAATGTATTGCTTATAACTCTTGAGATGTCTGAGCTACTTTACGCAAGACGGGTTTGTACTAATATATCCAAGATTCCAATGAAGGAAATGGCTATTAATGGCGCATCTTTAAGAGCTGCTATTAAAGAAGAACCGGGGCAGATCTTTATTAAAGAGTTTCCTCCTTCTACTGTAACTCCAGGTCAGATACAAGCCTATATTAAGAAGTTTAGTGATCAAGGCATTCAGTTAGATGCTATTGTTATTGACTATCTTAACCTGATTCATTCTTCTGTGGGTACTAACTCTTATGAGCGTATTAAAAACGTTACAGAGAAGTGTAGAGCGATGTCATACCTATTCAACTGTCCTATTATTAGCGCTACTCAGTTGAATAGAGCTGGCTTTGATCAAGATAATCCTGATCTAGCTACTATCTCTGAATCTATTGGCTTGGCTGCTACTGCTGATGTTATTATGTCTATCTTTCAGAATGACGAAGATAGAGACTTGGGTATTATTAGATTAGGTATGATGAAGAACCGGTATGGTCCTCGAGGTATGACTCAAGCAATGAGAATTAAATACGAGACTCTAACTATTGAGCAAGCAGATGATGTTGACCTTGAAGAAGATGATACTGCATTGCAATCACTAGCTGCATTCAGTAGTTGATTTATGTAAATTACATGTTAAATATTCTAGGTGAATATATTGGTCTTTACAGATAACGATCTCGATGGCGCAGGCTCGGCATTATTACTAAAGAAGTTATTTACTGGTCACGAAGTTATTATCGTTGATACTACAGAGTGGAATATTCTTAACGAGTTCAAAAGTCGTTGGAATACGTTAGACCACTTTGATAAGATATTTGTTTGTGATCTTTCCTTAAGCGAAGAACAAGCTGAAGCAATTAATCGTGATAATGTTGTAATAATAGATCATCATGCATCACATGTTGAGCATATTGCAAAGTATACTAAAGCTAAAACTATACTAAAAGAGTATAGTTCATGTACAAAGCTAATTGCTGATAAGTTTGAAGCTAAGTTAAACTTAACAGATGCTCATAAAGAGCTTGTTGAACTTATTGATCAATATGATAGTTGGTCATTTGACTTTCCAAAGGAAATTGAACCTGCAAAACTAAATGCAATCTACTATGGTTATAATAGACCAAAAGTAAAACAGTTTATTGAATCATTTGCTGATGGGTTAAGAGAATACACCCCTCATGAAAAAGGTTCTATAAAATTATTTTTTAAACGGTTTGTAGAGCAACTTGATAGTCCAAAGTTTGTTGTACATGGTAAAGAGAATAAGATTGTATCAACGTTTGTAACTACTACAGTTAATGAAGTAGCAAATTACATAATTGATAAGTATGATGCAGACATTGCAATCATGGTTAACTTGGATCGTAAGATTGTTACATTTAGAAAGAGAAAAGGTTGTAAAGCTCATTTAGGTGAGTTAGCAGAAAAGCTCTGTGATGGTGGTGGTTCACATAATTTGGCTGGAGGTAAGCTTGAAGACAAGTTTATGGCTTTTAGTCAAAAATTTACCCCCATTGAATAATGCAGCCACCAAAGATACAGTCACCATCTGGTAATATAGCCACTCAAGAAGTAGAACATCTACTATTATGCTTTTGCACTTTCTGCTGTCTACTAAAAGGTAAGAAGTTATCACCACAGAATGTATTTGTATTGATACTTAAAGAGTCAAAGTTGCGGAATATTCTCAAAGTATTACTTACAGTTGATAATAATTTCGAACTAGTTACTTTATTCCTTAAGTTCGAGCCACAGATTGCGGAATCCAAATATATAACTAAGTATTTAAATCAAAATAAGACAATCTTTCAAGAAGACTAGTTGATTATTGCACTTATGTGTCTATAATATGGGTAGATGGTAAGTGAGCGTGAGAAGCAGATATATAATAGCTATTTATATGCTACTAGATCTGCTAAAAACCAACCTACTAAGTTTAGAAAGGACTTTAGTAAGTTAAAAGATGAAGATTTCATCTCTCTTAAAAAGTTATCAGGCTTTTTTAATAAGCATACACATATTAACTATAGAGATTGGTTTGCTGCACCGTTTGAAGTTTACTCTAAAGACGAGTACTTTGATTTAAGATTTTTCAATACACGTAAAGCATTAAGATGTTACTCGTTGTACATGAAAGAAAAAGAATTATCTAACCCTGATACAGAAGAGAGCATTAATTCTCTTAAAGAAGGTTTAAAGTTTATTTATAACTACTGCATTGATAATAATATATCTGTTGATGAATATAAAACACATATAACAGGTAATATGCCAACTTGCCTCTTGCATTTACAAGAACATAGGTTAACATTTTACTTAATACATGCATTGGAGGTTGAAAAGACAATTAAATCAGTTGAGAATAGTATTCTTAACTTCATCGTTCAAGACTTTCATACAGTTTTCGCGCGTACGCGCACAAAGTTCTCTGGCTCTGCAACATACAAGTTAAAGGCCAAAGATGGTATAACCAAAATAAAAACAATAGTTGAAACAAAACAAAAATAGTATAGAATAAAATAATTATGAGTGCGTTTAATATGTCCATGTTCGAAAGTATCAAAGGTGCCTTGGCTTCTGATTCAAAAAAGCAATCCAAGTTCTCTGAGATCATTCAATGTAAGCCCGGTAATACATATACCGTTCGTTTACTTCCTTACTCTCCATCGCCGGTAGACACCTTCTTCCATTATTATAATATGGGTTGGGTTTCATTTGCTAATGGTCAGTATGTTCAAACTCTATCTCCTCAAACGTTTGAAGAGCGTTGCCCTATTCAAGAAGAGCGCTTCCGTCTCTCTCGTATGGGTACTGATGAAGAGAAAGAGAAAGCAAGTGCTCTCCGTCGTATGGAGAAATGGCTTGTTAATGTCTTTGTTGTAGATGATCCTACTAACCCTGATAATAACGGTAAGGTTAAACTCCTTCGCTATGGTAAGCAGCTTCAGAAGATCATCCATGAGGCTATTGAGGGTGAGGACTCAGAAGAGTTCGGTGCTAAGGTATTTGATCTTGGTGATGATGGTGTTAACTTTAAGGTTAAGGTTGAGCAGCAAGGTGATTATCCTACTTATGTTAGCTCACGCTTTACTGGAGTAGGTAAGCTTGGTCTAGATGAAGAGAAGCAAAAGAGTATCTATGATAGTGTTCATAATCTTAAGGAAGTATTTACTCTTAAGTCTACTGATGAGCTTAAGCAAATGCTTGATGAGCATTTCCATGTACGTGATTCATCCACTGATAGCGCTCCGGTAGTTGAGAGTAGCTCACCACCGTTTACTCCTGATCCAGCACCAGTTGCAGAACCAACACCAGCACCAGTAGCAGATACTTCAGATGCTGATATCGATGACCTTCTAGCTGACCTGTAGTATTATGAATGAGAATATGACACCAGAGGCGAAGGCCGCAGTTATGAATCTCATGGGTACCACGTATGGTCAAATGAAGAAGCATGATGATATGATTGTTGGCGCATCAGGTAATTTAAGTCCGGCTGCTCAACAGATGCAAGCCGCAGTTAAGAATCTTGCGCAAGTACCTACTATATCTCAAGAGCAATATCAGGCGCAGCAAGCTGGTCAACCAATGCCAGCGCAACCCGCACCTGCACCGCAAGCTGCTCCTGCAGCACCGGCTCCTGTCGCTGCACCTACTGCAGTACCAGCAGTGGTAACACCAGAGCAAGCAATAGCGGAACTACAAGCACCTGCAACACCACAATTAGAGGTTAATGCGTTTGCTCCAGTTGAACAAACACTTGAGTTTGACTTTAGCGAGCCAAGCCAAATGGATAAATTGCTGGATGCTATTAAAGAAAGTAACTTGCTATTAAAGGATATTAAAGTACAATTAGAGAAAGTAGATGTCAGACCAAAACGTAAATCAGCTAAATCTAAAATCGCCGAGTGAATTTCTAAAGTTCTTAGACTCTTTATCAAAGATAAGTGAGAGTGCTATTATTACTGTAGATCGAGAAAAAGTATCAAGTTTAGTATCATCACCTGACAGTACGTTAATTCTACACGCGCAGGTAAGTATGGAATCCGGATTCTATGATACTCTTAATATTCCTGATGTTAAGAAGTTAACTAGAATTATTGATACTGTTGGTGGTACTGACTTAAGTCTTAGCATTAATTCTAATAATATTGAGTATAAGGGCAATGGTCTTAAGTTTAAGTACCATTTATTCGATGAAGGATTCTTAACTAAGCCGAGTCTAAATTTAGATAAGATTAACGCATTTAAATATAATGTTGAGT